ATAACACCTCTGCGCATTAGTTCACGTTGGCGGGTTTCTAGTTCTGCAAGATTCTCTGACTGACCAAGGTAGTTGTCAATCTGTTTACGGTTCATATGAACAAAATCTGGAGACATTTGATCTAGTACCCACTCTAGGGCGTTGAAAATTTTTGTTATTAGTTTTAGCATTTTATCCTCGTAAGATATGCACATTAAAAATCCTGAGGATCACTCGGGATTCGTATTAGTTAAGCAGATGGTTGATTAAACCATGCTTCCCATTCTTCGTCGCTTACTGGCCACATAGTATTAGTCCTTCTTTGATACGAAAGAATATAATTCTGTAGCCTTTTCCATCAACTCTTTTGTTGAATAAGGTTTTAATGCATCTTGCATGTCTTCTGCAGTTTTCTTACCTTCATCAAAAAGTTGTTGGGTAAACATATAGTTCATTTCCCAAGTACGGTCCATATAGTCTTTAGCCATTTGGAGCATTTCAGTACGAATTTCAAAGGGGTTTTTATTTGCCATGATAATATTCCTTAGATAGAATCTATTAGTTTAACATTAACCGATTTGATACCATCAGCAAACTTCTCAACCAATTGAGTTTGTTTTGTCAATGTATCTTTGAAAAATCCATATGTGTATGAATTCATTGCAGACTCGTAGGATTTCCACCCAACGATTTTTAATTCTACAAAGGAATCAACGAATTTTGCATTGTGCTGCGCAACAGCTTTTAGTGTGTACATATTGTACTCCTGTGTGTAGTGTGATGGGACTGAATTATGGAGCAGTCCCGTTCTCCTTCATAAAGTATTTATACTAGGGTTAACCCCAATATAGAATTATTCGTTCAATAATTCAGGTTTATTTTCAGATAAACCAATTTCAATCTTACGAGGTTTCTTTTCTTCTGGCACGATATGAACCATATCTATAAACAACATACCATCCTGTAGGTCTGCACCTTTAACAATGATGTTTTCACCGAGTACAAACGAACGAGAAAATTCACGAGAAGCGATGCCTCGATGAATGACGTCTACAGTTTCACCTTTCTGCTCGATCTTTCCAGTTACGGTCAACATGTTTTCAGTTAGTTCTATATCAATGTCACTTCTCTTAAAACCAGCCACGGCAATTTCTACGCGATAGTTGTCGCCATCTCGATAGATATTGTATGGAGGGTAGTTGGTTGTTAGAGTGCCTTGGGCGGTAGACGCCTGGCGTAACATACGATCTAGTTGCTGTTCGATGCCGACGTGATATTTGCGTGAGCGTTCGAATAGGTCGTGTCCGAGTGGACTATTTAGATAAGTCATGCTTTATTCTCCTTAAAAGCGAGTTAAGTTATGTCTGATACCCAATAAGGCATATCAGTAAAGTTGAGGAGTTTTATACTATCCCCTCAATAGTATTTATTCTATGCAGGCTTGCGTCTAGAAGATCCGATATTATATTTTGGAGACAACTCCCATTGGTGTTTATCTTTGTGTGATATAACCTTTATCTGACGCAGATGTGCCTTGTCCTTAACCATCTCATTATCTGTGATGTCGATAAGACCCCAATCAGACAACAATGTGGCAACTGTATTTCGTCTCTGTATATCATTCAACATCAAAGTACTTGGTTTACCGTCAAGTAAAAACAGTTCTTTAAAGTGAACGATAAAGTATCGCCCTTGTTTGTGTAGGATATGACATGACTGGAATAACTTATTTTCTTTATGTGATGCAACCCCAATTCTAGTTAGAGTCTCCCGCACTTTCAAAAAATCATCTGGTTCATTCAAAGTAACTTCCAGCATTGAAGCGGCAGTCCATCCTTTAATTTCGTAGTTTTCTAGTTCCACCTTTATATACCCTCATTCTAAGTTCTTTTAATTCTTCTTCACTCAAAAGGGTCAATGCAACTTTGGCTTTATCATTACTGTATCCATAGTATTCTTTGACCACTTCAATGTCATCAGGTAACATAGGTTTCGCCCATTTAGAGAAACGTTTACCCTTACGAATACTATTTAGTAAAAAAGAAAACTGTAACTTATGGTCTGTGCGGTGGCGAGTATTCATCTCGTTAGCAAGTAATACAGTATCCATAAAATACGACAACGAACGATTAACCATGTATGGAGCATATGCCTTTTCAGCAAGGTCATCCACCATGATATCTTCTTTGGTCATGTTGATTGCATTGGTATAATCAAACGGACTAAGGCTCATATTGTCCACTCCCTTGCTGATTCTATTGCTTGCAAATACTTAGTGAATAATCCCACGGGAGGTTCTTCTTTAATTGTCTCATCGTAATAATGAACTTCGTAGTATCCTGTGATTTCGTTAAGGTATACCTTAGAGAATACTTCTGGGTCATTATCTTTATATAGGCTTGCTATCTTAGTAAGCATATTAATTGAACTCAGTGGAAACCATCAACTCTGTCATACATGCAACAGTATTCAGTTCATGGTCTGCAACAAATGCATCCTTGTACTGATAATCAGCAATAGTAACCACCACCTGAGGGATAGACTGAGGTTGGATATGGTCGTACAAACTGTCGTAGATCTTGCGATAGATAGCAGACGCATCAGAGTCCATGTTGTCAGCAACCCATTGACGCATCTTCTTGAAGTCTTTATCCTTTAGTGCTTTGATCAACGGGTCGATCGATGAGTTGTTCATCCAAGACAACATACCACTATCAATCGAACCTGTCTTACCATAGTTCTGACATTGATTGATAACACGACGCCAGTCAGGAGCAAACTTCATGATAACCTCGGCAAGTACCTTGTCATCATATTTAACACCTTCAGTGTCTAGGATAACTTTAAGTCGTTTCATGAACTTCATCAACAATGGAGGCGTATCCTTCTTTGCAATGTTGAATTCAATAACAGCAAGACGACTATGAAGTGGTTCAATAATGCGGTTCTTGAAGTTACATGTCATAATGAAACGACAGTTGTTTGAGAATTCTTCAATGAAACCCCGTAGTGCTGGTTGAGTTGACTGTGCGTTAAGGTAGTCTGCCTCATCTAGGATAACAACTTTGTAACCGCCCTGCAATGATACACTTGATGCAAACTGTTTGATCTTGCCGCGTAGTGTGTCAATGTTACCATCCTCAGAAGCGTTAATCATCATGTAGTCTAGATCCAACTCATTACACAATGCCTTAGCAACGGTAGTCTTACCTAGACCAGCCGTACCACAAAGTAACATGTTATGCATCTCACCAGTGTTAACGATCTCTTGAAAGGTGTTCTTGATATGCTCGGGTAGCACACAATCTTCAATGGTTTTTGGTCGATATTTTTCAACCCAGAGAAATTCTTTTACGCTCATAATCTATCTCCATAATATAAAAAGGGAACATGTATCATTATAACATGTTCCCATTCAAAAGTAAACTACTATTTAATTAGCCAGTAAACAATTCACCACCAACAGAGGCGTAAGCAGCGGCAACCATTGCCTTAGTAGGAGTACCAATTCGGTACTTGGTTGTCTTAGTACCGTCGCTCATCACAGCGGGGTTACCATAGATACATACGCCAGACTCGCGCAGTGAGCGAACTGCCTCGCGGGCGTTCTTGATCTTGAACTGGGCAGAGATTTGCTTTGCAGTCATGTTAGCACCTGATTTCAGTGCAGTGTGTAGGTTAGATGTTTTAGTCATTTCAGGGTTTCCTTATATAGAATGATAAATTTGTGGATTATCCCACGATGGTTTCGTACAGAGTTTCAAGTTCTTCCTGTTCTTCCTTGACCTCGGAGAAGTTCTGCTTGTGGTAGATCTTCGCCAACTTGCGTCCAGGTTTCTTAGGAATTTCAAACTCGTCTTCCATACGTTCGAGGATAGATTTAATCAGATCACGTTCTGCTTCCATCCTCGTCATAGATGCACTGATTTCCATCAGTGCTCCCATAACTTTTTTGCGCTCAGCGGGATCCGTTGGGATCTTCGCGACATTGGTATTCACTACGGACATTATATAATTTTCCTATGTATTACTCAGAGACAGGTTCTTGGGGCTCAGCAGGCGCGGCGGCATTTGCTTTTACAAATGCAGCCAGGCGATCGCGGCATGTACCGATAGCACTCAACTCTGGTCCCTTAAATGCGCCGCGCTCACTGGCGAGGTCTACAATGCGTACTGCAAGAGCAATGTCGTTTAGTGAAACACCAACAGATTCAGTCTCTGGTGCAGTTGTTTCTGGGGCTGGGGTAGTTTGGTCTGTAGTCATGTTATATGATTCCTTATTGATTAAAAGTAGATGATTTTTCTAGCGCGACCCAATATTCAAGTTTACCATTGGTATTCGAGAAGTTTGAGATCAGTTTAGAACTTAGTTTACCACGGTAGTCGCCAGAGGCGAACTTAAAGTTACCAATGTTGAATACCATTTTAAATTCGTTTGAAGGTCGCACAACGGTTTCTGTTGGCAAGTCGAGTTGATAAGAGTTTGAAGTTGGATTCTTGGTATCAACTACTTGAATAGAAATACCAACACCATTCTCTTCACCAACAACCAACACCTCAGACACACCCATAGTAGATGCAGCACGACGCAGTTTACCCAAACTAACCTCGGTCAAGTCAAACTCGATTTCGCACTTTGGCATTGTGATATCTTTTTGTGGTGTAGTAAGGTTACTCACATCACTGAAGAAGTAGTTTAGTGAATCACCGTCTCCGCGGATCTTGGCACTAGTATCACCAATAACTAGTTCTGCGTCTTCGATCAAACCGATAACACTCAAGAACTCAGGTAAATCGTAAATACCAAATTCACTAGGAATGGTTTCATCAATGGTTGCAGTGGCGAGAATGTTCTTGGCGACTGAGATAGTCTTAAGTTGATTACCTTCTTTAAACACCAAATTAGGATTGATGGTAGAGAAGTTCTTAAGAATGTTTAGGGTATTGTCAGATAGTTTCATGATTTAATGTAATCTCCATTAGATAGTTGATATGGTTATTATACCATAGAGTAGTTGGTTTTGCAAGTGTTTTCTTAATTATTTTCAGAATCTTCCTCAGTTACTGGTTGAAAGACAATTGCCTTGGCATCTACTTTGGTGTACAAGTCAGCGAAAGCCGCCTTAGTATCTTCATCAAAGCGAGCGATACCTCGTGTGATCGCCTTCATCTTATCGTTGAAGATGGAGTAGATCTGCACAATGTGGCACAGACGACGAGTAGTTACTACTTCATCGACACCGCCCTCGGTGAATGTCTTACGGATAATCTCAGCCCAAGTGATAAGGTTATCTGAGAATTCTTCATCTATCTTATTGAACTTTTCCATGTGCTTCATGACGATCTTTTTCTCAATCTTAGCACTAGGGTATGACTGTTCAATGGTGTCAACAAACCGTTCTAGGAAAGCATCGTCCAGGATAGTAGCAGCAGTGTAACGACCATCATCAGAACCCTTGCCCTTGGTGTTCGCAGTTGCGATAATGTTGAAACCAGCAGCAGGTTTAACCACTTCGCCAGTTTTCTTCAGGAGCAAAGACTTACCTTCAAGGACAGACTGTAGGCACATCAGTTTATTAGAACCACGGTCGATCTCGTCAATCAATAGGATAGCACCATGCTTCATCGCCTTAACGACCGGACCGTAAGAGAATACGGTTTCACCATTAATCAGTCGGAAACCACCGATCAGGTCATCCTCATCAGTTTCTGGAGTGATCTGTACACGAACATATTCACGTTTCAGTTTAGCACACGCCTGTTCAACCATCATAGTCTTGCCATTGCCAGAAAGTCCAGTAATGAAAGTAGGATAGAATTGCTGTGATTTAATAATCTCAGTTACATCTGTAAAGTTCCCCCATGGAATGTAACATGCGTCTTTGGCGGGAACATATACATCACCGTCATCAATTGACTTTTGAGTTGTCATATCTTTCTTGGGTAGTTGTTTTTCGGGGATCTCCATAACTTTAACCGAAGATGCATCTTTAAATTCATTTAACTCAAATGAATATTTGCCATGGCTGACTTTATATGTATCACTGAACAGTTCTTTGAACTTATAAGCGGAATATCCCATATCACGGCCGGTGAAATGTATTTCACTACGGGAGAACACCTCTTGATTAGGGAACCGTGCTTTGGTTTCTGCAAGCACTTCAGATGCGACGAGATTCATAAAAACTCCATAATATAGTATGAGAACATTTTCCCACTCACTGCTGTTAGTATAACATCATTTCAAGTTAAACGCAAGTGTAAACCCTATTTGTAGTAGGGTTTTGTTGTTTTTACACCACACACTGTACGAATTTGTCCAGCAGAACTCGGCTTGTGCGTTTACCCTTAGTAAACTTAGAGAATTCTCGGGCAATAGTAGACTTATTAGCGTCCTCAGCGACCTCGAACGCACCATCTTCAATACAAAAGGACTTATTGCGAATAACCACATAGCGGTCGTATCCTAGAGCGTTGTCCATAGTGATAGAACCATGTTTACGGATCTCGGATTTAATACGAGCGGTTTCATCGTAAGAACCCTCGCTCAATCGAATAATAGTCATTTTCATACTATGACTATCACCCAAAAAGTAACCGAAATTAGTTACATCGCATTCCTTCTTAATATACTCTAGCAATTTCACAGAAAGATCATTCTGAACATTATTGAGCTTTACGAACTTGGTTGGAGATACTTGTAAAAGAGTACCGCGAGAAGACCTATAGTATGAAAACCCTATAGCAGATGTTCGGTTTGGTTCTCCGTCGGACAAAACAATGTTCATCATCTTCTGTACTCCGGTCGCCTTGCGAAACCGCTTCAGCAGATATGAAATAGCGATTAACGCTTCATTAGTTGGAGTAGAACCCAACCTATCATGGGTGTTCTGTATACCACATGCCATCATGAATATTTGTTTTACAGCGGTATCAAACTCTCGTTTATTCATTTTATGTGAGAAGAACTGTGTTAACCTAGTATCGTAAGGGTTAATAGTGCCGTCTAATAATTTGGCGTCCTGTTCTGCAGGATTATATTCACGACCATCTGTGTATCCATACATCTCGAATGGAATGTTAACACGGCGACAAAACAATGCTAGGTTTAATGCCTGTTTGACTGTATCTATCATAACATCAGACATAGACCCCGACATATCAATAGATATCATCATGCCATGAGACTTTGCGTCAGCAAGAGTAGTAATGCGTTTAAATATATCCTCACTGAATTTGTATTTGTAAAGGGCAGATGTATTCAATGTGCCCGAAGTTGATGTCTTAGCACGTGAGTACTGAAACGCAGCCTTCTTCTGTTCAAATTCCTTTGCCATATATGAAACTGCTCTATTAGTTTCTGTCATGAAAATCTTAAATATATTGTCGCAAAATATGGGATAAGAAATGTCATGATCATCCATAGTATATCGGTCATATCCCATAAAACGACTACGGTAAAGAAACACTTTACGCTCGGACGCATAATATTCTTTATATGACACTACCATATCATTAAGCATAGATTCTGGGAACAACTTGATAATATCACCAGATTCTGAATTCAACATGCGATGTTCAGAACTGCGTTGTGCCTCATCAGTATCAGAAATATCATCAGGAGAATCTTCAGGAGGGGTAGTATTACCTCCAGAACTAGCAGTAGCACGATTATCATCATATGCTGCTGCTTCATCAGGGGATGGGTCTACATCAGTTGAAGAATCTTCACTCTCGTCACCAGAACCGTCAGATTCTTCAAAGTCATAATCATCATCAAAGTCGTCATATTCATCATCAGCGGCGGATGAAGAACCCATACCTTCCAGTTGATCTTGAATTTCTTCCTTATTATCTTTCCAGAAATTAAGTATTTCTGTAGATACTCGCACTACATCTTCGAAGGTGTCACATTGTGCAACCTTATCAATGAATGGGAATTCAATGTCAGAGAACGGAACTTTCATAGAACCGCCTAATTTAAAATGTAAGTTGATACGATCGATCAACTTCATTGTATGTAGATCACGATTCTGTATTTTGAAAAAGTCTTCATCGTGCATCCATGAGTATGCACGAGTAAATGTATATACCAATCCGGGGTATTTGGATTTTATCAACTTTTCAATGCGAGCATCTTCTACGACGTTGATGTAAGACCGTGGGATTCCAAGGTCAATCTGTGCATCGTGCCAACCTTGAGCCGGAGTATACAATGCATGACCAACTTCGTGACCAACTAGCATGTCGTACACATAAGGTTCAACATCCCAGAGAGGTAAGTTAAGAACCCGCTTTTCGACATCAAACCATGCAGTCTTGCTATTGGTCTGAGTTACTTGAATGTTTTCTGTCGCGAGCAAGCGTGCTGTTGTTGACTTGATTGTGAGATTAGTGTGTTGGGACATCATTTTTCTTTCGTTACAAGCTGTATTATACACCATAAATCTCTCAAAAACAGCGATGTTGCAAAAATACTACACTTTTTTAAAGTACCTAAAAAGTGTTACATAGTACGCAAATACTCTTGGATGTGCAACTGGATCAGGTAAACTACCACCAAAGTACTCAGTCATTTGGGTTAGTAGTTCTTTAATTCTTTCTTCGGTCATGTTAATTTCATTACACTAAAGTTATTTTGCTTTACGAATTCAATTTTAGAACGGAACTTACCTTCTAGAATCTCACCCTTATGTGATATAATAAACACATTAGTTCCTTCGTCTAATGTGTTCAATATCTTCATTAAGTTATCTACACCATCATTATCTAATGAAGAATCGAATGTTTCATCTAATACTAATAAGTTAGTAGATGCACTATTCTTCATCTTTGCAATTTGCCGCCAAGTAAATAGCAATGCCAAATCGATTCTCTGCTTCTCGCCTTCAGAGAATGAACTGTATGTAAAATCATCACGGTGACGCGAACGAATAGTTTCCTCAAATGATTCATCTAAATTAAATGATACAAAGAAGTCTAATACTTGTAGATAATGATTAATTAGTTTATTCATTACTGGCAAGTATTGTTTAATTACTTTGGTCTTAATTCCAGAGTCCTTTAACATTTCAGAAATAACATCATGATAAGTTTTCTGATCACTAAGAAGTAACTTCTTTTCAGTTAGTTCTTCTTTCTCATTAACTAATTCTTCTAGATCAACCTTTGCAGTAGATAAATCAGCAGATGCATCGCTTAATGAATCTATTTCCGCAACTGTTGCCTTAATATCTTTTTGCAATACATTAATAGAAGCATTGTTCACATTGATAGAATTCTGATTATCTGCAATTGCATTTTGCAGTTCTACAACGGCAGATAGTTTTTCTTCCAGTTCTTGCATAGACTCTTGCAACTTAGTTTGACCATCTTTCAACTCGGCGGCGCGTGCCTTAGCATCTGCGAGTTTAGTTGCCTTGATATCATCACCGATCGGTTGTGTGCATGTTGGACAAACATCGTTTTCAGTATAGAACTTAGCATCTTCAACTACTTTCTTAATGTTACTCTTGATTTGAAAGTTGTAGTTGTTTAGCTTTGTTTTCTTACCATTGAACTTTTCGAGTCCAGTAGTCACAGACTCTAAGTTATCTGCAACAAATTCGCTCAGACTACTGTTCATTTCATTGAGTGCAGAAACCTGATCTTGTTTAGCAAAAATTGTTTTAGTCTTGATATCAATCTGCTCTTGATTAATATTCTCAATGCTTTTGATATGGCGTTTCTGTAGATCGTACTTTTCCTTAGTTAGTTCTAGTGCATGGTTAACTTGTACCAAGTCTTCTTTTAAATTTGATGCGCGTTCTTTTAACAGAACATTCATCTTAGTAAACACTTGAATATCCAACAAGTCTTCGATGACCTCTCTACGGTTATTTGTTGTCAACTGCATGAACGGTATAAAAGAACTAGAACCGAGCACAACAATCTGATGGAAAGATTTGTGGTTTAGTTTAAGCACATTTTGCTCTAGGAACTTTTGGTAGTCCCTAGAGTTACTGTCTTGGTTAATCATAACACCGTTTTGATAGATCTCAAACTTATTAGGTTTGATACCACGCACAACTTTGAACTGAACTCCAGCAGTGTCGAACTCTACCTCAACAAGTGTACCCTTGCCATTGATAGAGTTGGTGAGTTGAGGTTTTGTGATATTTCGGTGAGGTTTACCAAACAAACTGAATGACAGCGCATCCAACATGGTTGACTTACCAGCACCGTTCTGGCCAACAATAAGAGTAGACGGTGATCGATCTAGTGCAACTTCGGTGAAAACATCACCAGTTGATAAGAAATTCTTCCATCGAACAGTTTTAAACTTCAGCATATATTATTATTAAACAATTGAAACGTTTTGCGCTTCAACATATAGGGTTCTCATTATAGTTTTCAGTCGATCTTTATCTAGATCTGTTTCAACTGCTTGGACATAGGTATCTAATAGTTCAGTGGTATCTTCTACTGATATTTTTGCATCATCAACAGAATCTCCCAAGAACTCTTCAAACGTCTCTGCTATCTTTAGTTCATGTGTGTTAACTTGTTGAATACGATCTATAAAGCGATCAAACGCATACAAGTTGGTTTTCTTAACCACAACAACTTTAACAAACTTATTTTCAAGTGCATCGACGTTATAATCATTATACTCGTTTTTATCATCATTGTAAATGATTTTCGTAAACATGGTTAATGGATTAGCAACTGGAGTCAGTGATCGGTCAGTGGTGTCGATCACATGAAAGTACTTAGTATCATCACAATCACCCCAGTTAAACTCCATCTGCGAACCAAGATAGTGTATGTTACCCTTATGCGACTTGGTATGGAAGTGTCCGGACAACACTAGTTCAAACCGCCCGAATTCTTTGGTAGACATGCCGTGAGTGTTCATCGCACCCTTATGCATTTCAAAACCTTCAAACTCAAAGTGCCCACCAATCATATCGGCAGTACAGTTTTTAACAAACTTCATGGTCTCGGCATAGTTTTCGTTATTAATCCATGGAATCAAACCAAACTTCAAACCATCATAGTCCATAACAGTGGGCTTCATCACAATGTTGACGTTGTTCATGTAATGACCCATCAACTCTTTGAGTGAACACAGTTCGTTGGTATTCTTATATACAACATCATGATTGCCTGGAATAATATCCATCGTCATACCGTTGTCAACCAACTTTTGTAGAAAGTGTTTACGGTTTGCTTGTAGCGCTTTGAAGTTCACAAACTTGCGATGCTCGTAGTAGTCTCCCAGATGCACGATATGCGTGATACCATGCGTTTTCATGTAAGGGAAAAATACATTGGTGTAGAAATCTTCCTGATAGTTGATAAAGATTTCTGAGTTGTTGCGAGCGCCTGAATGCGTGTCGTTAAGAATTACGAATTTCATTTAGTATGTATTTTTCTGGTTTCCAACCTAGTTCGGTCAAGGGTTCGATGTTTGCATGAGTGTATGCTCGTTCATGAGGAGTTGGGTCATTAGAATATGCACCAGTGTAACCCATTGCAGATGCCACTTCTTTAACGGGAACTGCTTTACCAGAACCAATGTCAACTACCTTACCAGCCATTATATCATAGTTTTCCACTAATGTAAATAGCGCAGAGCACAAATCATCTATATGGGTAAAATCTCTGTAGTGCCCCTCGTTAATATAATCAACTTCCCCCTTCAGCAAACGTTGATACAACATGTCTGGTCTACCTGGATACACTGTATGAGGGCGGAACCCTACCGAGTTTGGTATACGATCTTGCTCATTTATAAACTTAGTCTCAGCATATGGATTAGTCACCTCAAGCGCATTGGATGAAGAAGCGAATAGAGTGGGGATAAAGTGTTCCTTGGCAACGGAAAACACTGCGCGAGTTCCTTCTATATTAACTCTGCCATATTCTTCGGCGTTATCAAATGACTTGCGTACCCCAGTCAACGCAGCAAGGTGAATAATCATATCTGGAAAGTCGTCTACATCTATATCAAAATCGCAGATATCTCCTTGATATGGAGTAACTGTATATCCCTTATTTTCTAGATATGGTTTTAGGTGTGAACCAATATAACCATCAGAACCCGTCATGAGTATGTTAGATGATATCATTATGCATTATTCCTATGTGACCGATTTGCTGTTCGTGCAGATTCTAATACATTCAATGGTTCACATGTGTCCTGACCAAACTGAACAAACTCTAAAGTATCTTTTGGAAAACATGCTCCACCCCAGCCAAACTTACCGTCTGGTCCAGGTACTTGCATATGACTAGATCCGATTCTATGATCCATCGACATCATTTCAACCACTTCGTTGAAATTTCCCATACCGTTAGTATAAGATGAAAATAAGTTATACAACTCATTCATGAAAGTAACTTTGGTTGCGAGGAACGAATTAATCGCATATTTAACAAATCCCGCTTCTACCATGCTATTACAGAATACAGTGTTCGTACCATTCTTCACACAGTTCAGAAAAATATCAGACCAAAATTGGGATGTATTCGGATTAACTGAAGAATAGATATAAAATGGTGCATTTACCATATCTTCTCTAGCTCTGGATGCAACTAAGAATTCTGGAGAGAATGTTAGATATTGATCGCATTCACATTGCAACATGTTGAGAGTTTTGATGCTGGTAGTAGATTTGATTAATATAGGTAATTCTTTGCGTACTACCCGTATAGTTTCATAATAATCGATAACAAGGGAATCATCACATGCACCATCCTCATGAGATGGCGTTGGTAAACATAACACAACTCCATCTAAATCATTCAAGTGATCCATATCGTAATGATCGCCTTTATCCGGATCATGATAGTGTACTATATGAAATTTACTCAATGTGAATCCAACAGCATCACCGACAAACCCTTTGCCTACAACGAGTATATTACTCACCGAACACCTCACCCATAAACAGTTCTAAATTGCTTTTTTTAGAAACTTTATCTTTCTTGACCAATTCCTTTACCTTTGCATCTTGAGTGCGCACTTTATCAATGCGGTCTTTCAAGTAGTCGATAAACTGTCGTTCACTGGTATGCATTTGTCCAAGTTCATTAGAGTCGTAGTGCATGAACTGTTCAATATCTGCCGAGTCGAGATATTTCCACTTGATGTCTTGTTGCTTCTTCTCTTTAGCAATTCTGCGTAGGAATGCATAGAATGCAATTTGCGTAAAGTATGAGAACGCATTGGGTGAGCCAGTGCGTGTTGCGGTGTCGATGTTGTAGTTCATAATCGCCTTTAAGCAATTTTCAACTGCATCCATAACCATTTCTTCACGATAAGTATAACGATTAAAGTTAATCTTAGTAGACAACCCTTCACAGATCTTCAGAAAACATTCACCGATGTACTTTGGTACAACTGGAACGGGTAGATTATCTTTCTCTGCTGCGCGAACTAGAGTTACATAGTCCACCACTGCTTGGGAGAATACTTTGTTACTCACATAATGAGGTCTTTTTGTTTTATCTTGGGTCATATAGATTATTCCCTATTTAATTAATGTTACATCTTAGTCTTGTTAAGATATGATCATTATACCATAAAAACTAATTTATGGCAATAGCAAAATAATACTTGTCAGAATTCTATTTCTGTGTTATAATATTCATTGGTCCAGCAGGGTAGTAGCTACTATTAATTAATGAACCACATTGGTATCAACATCATCTGACCAATCATTGTTATTATCAATTACTGGATCATGACCATCTAC